CCTTCCCGTACCTCCCCGAGAACCGTCACCAAGGTCCTAACAGGTCCATTTGCGGGGCAACCTAGTCCAAGCCAGTACCTAACATGACCGAGCCAATACCAATACAAAAGGGGGCTACCCAAAAACCTAAGTTAATGGGGGCCACAAAACCCCGAATTATGAGTCCAGCATTAAAGGGTCATTCATACGGCGATGCCTTCGCAGCATTTTGCAAAAAGTACAATTATGAGTTGATGCCTTGGCAAAAATTTGTAGCTGATGATTTTCTGACCGTAGATGCTGACGGTAACTTCATCCGCAAGACAATCTGCATACTTGTTGCCCGGCAAAACGCAAAAACAACACTTGCGTATTGGCGCATCCTCTTTGGCCTGTTTGAATTGGGCGAACGCAACATTGTGGCGATGTCATCTAATCGGTCAATGGCTTTGGTTACATTTCGGCAGGTTGTTGCAATAATAGAAAATAACGATGAGCTGCGGGATCAAGTAAAATTAAATCGTGGAGTTGTTGGTCGCTTTGCAAATGGCCAAGAAAGTATCGAATTAAAAAATGGTGCCAGTTACAAAGTAGTAGCAGCTACACGCGATGGCGCGCGCGGCCTTTCGGCTGATGTGCTATTTGTGGATGAGTTACGCGAAATTAGCGAGGAAGCGATGAAAGCTGCAAAACCTGTAACTAGGGCGCGGCCCAATTCCCAATCCATTTTTACATCAAATGCCGGGGATGCTTACTCGCTAGTGCTTAATGACCTGCGCGAGCGCGCATTGTCATACCCTGATAAATCCCTTGGCTGGTATGAGTATTCGGCCCCACAGCATTGCAAGATAGATGACCGCAAGGCATGGGCAATGGCAAACCCCGCGTTAGGCATAACCATAACCGAGGATGTACTAGCTGAGGCAGTTTCAACCGATAGCGTGGAAACCATAAAAACTGAAATGCTTTGCACTTGGGTTTCATCGCTAACTAGCCCTTGGCCCAACATGGCATTTGAGGATTGCGGCGATAAGACCTTGCAAATGGGGCCGGGGCCGCTGACTTACTTTGCATTTGATAAAGCGCAAAATACCCGCACTGCTTCACTGGTTGCAGGTCAATTGCTACCTGATGGCCGCATTGGTGTTGGGATATTGCAACAATGGCGCAGTGAGGTTGCAGTTGATGACCTACGCATTGCCGCTGACATTAAAGGTTGGGCCGATAAATACAATCCTGCGGGCATTATGTTTGACCACTATGCCACCCAGTCCATTGCCCAACGCCTAGCTGTAAATGGCTGCAAAATGGAGGATGTGTCAGGCCAACAGTTCTATCAGGCTTGCGGTGATTTGCTTGATGCCATTGTTGCCAAGCGCATTACCCATTCAGGGCAACCCGAGTTTGTCGAGTCCATGAATAACTGCGCAGCCAAAACCAATGAAGGTTCATTCCGCATTATTCGCCGCCAATCAGCAGGTTGCATTGCGGCTGCAATTTCACTGGCCATGATTGTCCACAAGATGAGCCAACCCGTATCAATCCCGCAAATTATGGCGGTATAGACACGCCGCATGTCCGTTTTGCGCCGTATGTCGTTATTGGGTGGTATAGGGCTATTATGCCGTTATGGGTTTATTGTCGCGTTTGCGTGTAGTGCCAGATGCAATTGTTGAAAATCCGCGCATAGCTGCTCAGTACGCGCCACCAGTAATGAATGGCAATTACTACGGATTTAATGATGGGTTCAGTTACCAAGATGTAACTATTGATTTGGCAAGTGCAATGAGTGTGCCAAGTGTTATGAAATGCAGAAATTTAATTTGCGGAATTATTGCAGGCATACCATTAGAGCTTTACAAAAAATCCACAGGTGAGGAATTAGGTTCACCAGTTTGGTTAGAACAACCAGATGAACGCCAACCGCGCGCAGTTACGATGGCGTACACAATCCAAAGTTTAATTTTTAATTCTGTTGCGTATTGGGAAGTCACCGCAGTTTATTCCGATGATGGCAGACCTGCGCGCTTTGCATGGGTAGCAAATGAACGCGTAACTGCTCGTTACAATAAACGCAGCACCGAAATAATTGGTTACATGGTGGATGGTGCAGAAAGACCTATGAACGGGGTTTCAAGTTTAATAACATTTCAATCACTCAATCCGGCAGTCCTTGTTTCCGGTGCGCGCACAATTAGGGCTGCCCTTGATATTCAACGCGCAGCTGCTATTGCTGCGGCAACACCAATTGCAAGTGGTCACATTAAAAACAGCGGTGCAGATTTACCTGAACCAGTAGTGCAAGGATTATTAGCATCTTGGAAGGCCGCAAGAAGTTCGCGAGCAACGGCGTATCTCACTAGCACTCTTGATTTTATTCCAACATCATTTTCACCAAAAGATATGATGTACACAGAGGCAATACAGGCACAAAGTACTGAAATTGCGCGTTTAATGAATGTGCCTGCCTACATGCTAAGCAGCGATGCAAATGCAAGCATGACATACCAAAACATCTTAGATGCTCGCAAAGAATTTTTTGCGTACACACTTGCGCCTTATGTTTGTGCAGTAGAGGACAGGCTAAGCATGAATGACATTACCGCAAATGGCAACATAGTGCGCTTTGCAGTAGATGAAACATTTTTAAGAGTAGATGCAACAACCAGACTTGCAACAATAGAAAAATTGTTATCGTTGCAATTGATTACCTTAGACCAAGCAAAAGAAATGGAAGATTTATCACCGAATGGAGATGCTTCATGAAATTAACTTTTAGCAGCGCAATTGAGGCCGCCGATACTGAACGCAGAATAATTGCAGGTGTAGTTGTACCCTTTGGCGAAATCGGCAACACATCAGTTGGGCCTGTTATGTTTGAGCGCGGGTCAATTGCGATACACGATACGGCAAAGGTAAAATTGCTATTGCAGCACCAGCCAAACGCAATACTTGGCCGCGCTCAATCCTTCAAAACAACAGATGATGCAATTTACGGTTCATTCAAAATAAGTGCCTCAAGTGCCGGGCAAGATGCTTTGGTTATGGCCAGCGAGGATTTAATCTCAGGTTTATCAGTAGGTGTGGATGTTCAAAAGTCTGAACCTAAAGATGGCTACCTATTGGTGACTGCTGCAAAATTGCAAGAAGTGTCATTGGTAGAAACACCAGCATTTGAAAATGCGTTAGTAACTAGAGTTGCCGCAAGCGAAGGCGAAGCGGTAGAAGTACCCAACCCAACAACAGAAACAGAAAGTGAGGCTATCGTGGAGAAAGAAACTCCCGCTGCCGTAACCCCCGAGGTGGAAACTGCTCCCGTAGTAGAAGCCTCACGCTCAATCATTTCGGCCTCTTATCAGGTCGGAGAATTACGCTCACCAATTAAAACGCAATCGCAATATCTTGAACACACAATCAAAGCCACAATGGGCAATGATGAGTCACGCGACTTTGTAAGAGCTGCCGATGGCCAAGCCCGTAAAATTCAGGCTGCCAACGATAGCTTTACAACTAACCCTGCATTTAGCCCAACAACATTTAGCCCAACCGTTATTGATACATCACTAATGATTCGGCCAACAATTGATGCACTTGGCGGTGCTCGCGCACTAGCCGCAACCGGGATGACCATTTCGCACCCAAAAATTACAACTAACGCTACAATTTCAACAGTGGCCGAAGGCGCTTCAACTGCTGCTACTCAGATTGTGTCCAGTTATGTAAATGCAACTGTTGTTAAACTGGCGGGCACTCAAATTATGAGCACAGAGCTTCTTGACCGTTCTGGCCCATCTTTCTATGCAGCAATGTATGAAAACTGCTTGCGCGCGTATGCAAAAGCATCTGATGCTGCTGTTATTGCTGAAATTGTTAGCGGTGGAACATTATGCGCAACAACTGTGGCTGCAAGTGCAACAGGTGTGCAACAATTTGTTGGCGCAGCTGCGCCAGCCGTATTTGCCGCAACTGGTGAATTGGCAAACGCTTATATTGCAGGCACTTCGCAATGGTCGCTACTTATCAATGCGCAAGATGGTTCAAACCGCCCAATCTACGCAGCTGCACAACCTATGAACAGTGCTGGTACTTCATTGCCAACATCAGTGCGCGGGTCAATTTTGGGCCTCGATTTATTTGTGGACCCGTACATGGTTGCAACAACAATTGATGATTCTGCATTTGTTGTAACACCATCTGCAATCTGCATTTATGAAAGCCCAACGCTGACCCTCTCGGTCAATGTCGTGGCTACTGGTGAAATTAGCGTTTTACTGTATGGCTATTTTGCAACCAAAACTTTGGTTTCAGGTGGCTTACAACGCTTCAATTTGACCTGATAACTAACTAAGTCGGCTTGCAGGGTACAGAGGCCCTGACCCTGCAAGTCCTAGTTCTAAGGAGATGCCATGGCCGCAACCTATGTTACCGAAGCAGAATTGCGCGCCAATTTAGGCATTGGCACTTTATACACATCTGACATTGTAGAAACCTGCTGCCAAACAGCAGAGGATTTAATAAATCAATTTTTATGGTTTAACACTGCGCCTGTTGTAGCCACTGGGATAAGTGGCAACATTGCAACGGTTGTTATTGCATCGCCGGGCATGTTCGTTGTTGGTCAATCCGTCACCATCAGCGCATCAGGCGCAGTTTTTAACGGTACGCGCACAATCACAGGGGTTGGCCCTGCACCAATTCCAAACAATGCTAACTTTGCAGGCTTCCCATACAACTACCCGCGCGG